ACATAAGTCATTTCGGAAATCACTGCCATTGTCTTAGCGTCTGGCAAAGACCATAGGCGTTTAAACTTCTTAGTTCCCTTGTTATAGAGAAAAACTGTTTGCTGCGGCCTAGGTTGCGGCATAAAGAGATAGGCATAGTATTTATGCCTTCTAAGGTTGCAAAGCAAAGGATCGCCCGCAACAATCAAAATTAAGAAAAATTCATTTTCATCAAATATTTTCTCATGTCTATCAGTACATATGCAGAGTTGCTCATAAACATCATCACATAGCCCATAGGCTACCTCTAAAGGATCGTAAATAGTATTATCGCTGGCGGCCTTTAAACTAAGCTCGCCAGCAGTTTTATCTTTCTGCATCATCTTAATGATCTAATTCATTAATTTTATGCTGGGTATGAGGACGATCTTTCCCAGATCTAGGATCGAACGCTCTTATTCCCGACTTATCATCATTTCCCGTCGACGGACTATAATGTTTTTCCCAATGTTCGCTATGTGCGGACATTGAGTGATGAGGCGCTTTCTTCTTAGCCATGTTAATACTTCATTTTGTGTGATTTTAAATAGCCTGCTAGCCCTTCCCCTGCTTTGTCTAGATCGTGAGGGTTGCCCATTTCCGAAGCGTATTTCTCTCCGCAAACAGGGTTAATTTGACCTTTGCTATGCTCAAAATGTTCTTGCGGCATGCGTGCTGAATGTTCCCCATGCATTTTCTCATGATGAGAATGTTCTTTCTTGTGATGCGATTTAGCCATATATCCTCCTAGAGATTTGCGGCTTGTTGATTGATTGGTTGGTTTGCTAACTTAATGCTTTGCGCAAAATCAAAAGCTTGTTTGATCTGGTTAAACTGCACGTCCTCAAGCTCCATTGCCAGCTTTACTAAGTTATAATCTGATTCAAGTTGTTTGCTTTCGGCAGTTGCGTTTATTTCGTTTACATTCGCGATCTTCTCTTGAGCCGATGCAATCAATTCTTTTTCTCTAGCAAGATCTGCCTTGGCTTTTGCATAGCTAGCCATTATTTTTGCGTTGTCGGTCTTCTCTTGCTGTGCTGCTTGCATTTGTTGAGCTTGAGCTTGTTGTTGCGCTTGCTCTTGCATTTCTTGGATCACTTCTTGCTTATTGGTAATAAAGGCAGCTTTAAGAATAGATTTGTCAGAGATCGGCATTCCAAGTTCTTTAAAGTGCAAGAGCTGCTGTAATTCCATTTGCCTTTGAGAGGTGGAATAATTGCCCTCTTCTACGATTACTGAATATTTAAGCGATTGGGAACTAAAGAAACGCTGATCTGGTTCATGACCAAGAATGCTAGCAACTTTACCTTTAGAGAAGTTTTTACGAATTGCCTGGAGTCTGATTTTTCCATATAGCCTTTGTGAATAATCTAATTTATCAAAAACCGTTTGCAGTGTTGTAAGCCCAGCACCTTGACGTAACATTGACAAAATCCCCGACTTGTCATCAGTTGCAGCACCCAACAACTCTTCATTTACCCCTGATATTTTGGTAATGTCTTCCGCTAAGCTGCGCGATAGTTCCATAACCGATTGAGGAATGCTTTGCGGATCTAGGCGTTGTATTTCGTTGGGAAGATGCCCTGCTTTTAATGGAATTAAACAGCCGTTTTGCGTCTGTCTAAAAGCCTTTGTATCTGTAACAACGTCAACAGGATAGATCCATGCGTTTTGCACTTGAGATTGCAATAGATCCATCTCAATGACTTTTCGCATATTATAAAGGTATTGAGCGTCTCTAAGGTTTCTTACTACTCCTTGAACACGCCAAGCATAGGATTGAACATCCGGCTCATGATAGGTTAGACAGGGCACAAATGGATAAGAATCGATATCTAGAAGATTAGGGCCGTCATAAAGAGCTATGTTATTTAAGCAAATAGTCAGTCTTGTTGTGGGGATTTGCGCTTTTTTAATGACAAGCCAAGGTTGTTTTTGAAGCACCCTGTCTAGCATGTCTGGTGGGTCGCCTTCTTCCTCTTCCCATTCGCTAGCTTCCCCAGTCTTAGGATCTAAAACGATTGTCCCTTCGCGTGTAGTTCTATAATGGAATTCATCAAAAGCAAAGAGGTTTTGCGCCGTTAGGTTTAATAACTCTACTTGAAGCGGAAATCGCCCATCTTTAATGCCCGAAGGAATCATTTTGTCTATTTCTTTTGCATGGCCAGGAAGCAATGCTTTAGCTATAGGCTTTGTCACCCATCTGCGTCTCCATATTCCATTACAATCGGTAAGATCTTGTTTTCTGAAATATGGGTCGATAAGGAAATTGCAATACGCGACATTATCTGTGAAAAGATCGCCAGACACAGGATCCAAAGTATAATCAGGGTAGAGGTGAAGCAAACTAATCCCAGTGTCGCAAGCTCCTTCGAACGCTTGTGATAAATATTCTTGAAATCCATCGCGCTCCTCTGTCCATTTTAAACATTCATTATAATCGTCGGATAAACGATCGTCTTGGTGTAACGGCTGTGTGATCGTAGACTTGCGATTCTTGCGCTGATACCCGCAGATCATGTTAATGTGTCTGCGAATCAGATTGAAAAAGAAGCGTCTTGCCCCATAATAGTTATTGTCGCCATAGATCATTGACCAGAGGGTTTGGTCGCCTACCTTGAAACGCTTGTCAATTGCGCCTTGCTGCCACATTGCGGCATTAGCTGGGTAACTATAGGTGTAGAAATTATCCATTCTACCTTTTGCATCTTTAGTTCCTGTAGTTGTACCGTCTAAATAATAAGTTGGACTAGCGTATTCACCACCATATGAACCCATTTAATAACCGCTTAGATAGTTAAATTAACTATTAGCAGTTATTTGAATTATTTGCATTTGTTTATTTAATAGAGATATTGACCAAATATATTTAAAATTGGTATGCTTTTAAGCCAATTAGGAGACTTATGGAAAATTTAGGTTTAATTATTTCAATTAGCGCCGGAGTATTTACATTAGTAGCTGCGATGGTTGCAATGATGTTGTGGGTTAGAGGCGAAGCAAATGCAGATCGACGCGACATTGTGAATTTGATCGTTTCTATTAAAGAAGATATTCAAGCTATTCACTTGGAAATGAAAGATTTTCATAATAGACTTTGCGCCATAGAAGAAAAGAGAAATAAACATTAAGTCAAGCTGATTCTAGAATTATTTCTGAACGTAAAAAATGCTTATTCCAAAATATCGCCTAACTCCTGCAAGGTGCATTTGTAACAGCGGAAATTAACTGCCTTGGTTCGCCACGCCTGCCCTCTAAATTTGCGTGAAATGCCGATAGGATTCTTACGTTTAAGCCATTTCTCATTGGCTATCTGAATGGGAGTCTTGCGCTGCGGTTCATTAGGTTTCATTTTCATTTTCTAAATTTTCTAATTCGCTTATTCTTACTAATACATTGCTTAGAAATTTATTAAAGTCACTAGCATCGTTAAAAGCAGTATATTGCATTAATTCGTTAATAAAATTTATTCTATCTACTAAGAATCTTCTGCTATCGGGATCGATAATATAAAAGCAGTTTAAAAATATTTGAAAGAGAGATAGAGAAGCTTCTTTTTCATCTTCGCGACACATTTTCTTAAATTCACGCGCTGTAGATTAACTAATGATTGAAGTCTGATATTAATAATAACCCCCTATCGGAGCATTCATAAAGCCGAACCCATCGTCTCCATATACATTTTTTCTAATTTGATCGATAGTAAGATTTTCATCAGGATGTGAGAATTCACCATTAGGAAAAGAAGAATAAACCGCGTATCTTAATGCATCTATAATGTGTTCTTTTTCTTTTAATGGCTTATCTTCGCCGCGATCTGCTGCTTTAGGATCCCAGGCATAAGTTTGAATACAATCTAGTAGTGTGGTGCAACCTTTTTGAATAACAAGGTTTTTGCCTGCAATGAATTTAGAAACTACTTTTATACCAGGGAGAACATCGTTCTTTGCGTCTAATACAGGGAGGTTTTTCCTTCTTAATTCAAGCTTTAAGCTAGCTGCCGAAGGGTCTACGTAAATAGCTCTTATATTATAATTCGCTACAAAGAAAAGAAGATCTTGGGCAAGTTCGTCGTCGGTCTTTTGCCGCCCCTTTTTAACCGAATCGTAATAGTATTCTGCTTCAATTCTAATCTGCGGCCATTTGTAAGGCGATACAGCAGCCAGTACTGCTGCCGTTGCGTTTGACGTGCCATAGTCAACCCCAACCACATAATAAGAGGGTGATTCTTTAGGATGTAAAAACGTATTATCAAAATCAAAACTATCAAATATAAGCCCTTGGCTAACAGCCCACTCTCCCAAAACGTAGCGTTTATACCACATTCCGCTGTATTCTTTTTTGAGATTGGCTTTGTATGTTTCATCAAGTGAAGGATTGTCGTCTAATTGGAACTGCCAAGATATTAAATCAATTTCATCGCTTCTATCTATAAATTCCTTTTTAAGCCAATGCGCGGGGCCTTCTGGGTTGCAGGTGGCGAAGATCTGCGAGCCTTTTAAGCTAACGCGAGATTGCAGCATCTTCCAGAACGGCTGAGGAATGCAGGTGGCTTCATCGACATAAGCATAAGCAAGAGTGGCTCCTTGAATGGCGCGTACTGCCGATTCATCATTTGCGCCGACAAAATAGAGGTTGCGGCCATAGAGCTTTGTTTGTGTGAATTTGGAACTAGGAAGTGGAAAGCCAAGCTTTTTATATAACTCTATGAGAACGTTGCGTTGGATGGTCATGCGGTTTACGCCGATAATCATCACATCGCCTTCAATGCCGTGTTTGAGAACCTCTCGTAGCTTTTCAATTGAAGGATATGTCTTGCCAGAACGCACAGCACCACACCAAATATTGAAACGCTTATTTGCTTCAAGTTTGCTGATTAGCTGTTTGGGAGACATTACCATTTGACTTGAGATGCTCATTTTCTTTCCATGCCTCAGCTAATTGTTTCTGATATGCGGATATAAGTTCATTTGCCTGATCATTTGGTGCAGAGAGATTGTCCGGAGTTTCCTTTTGTCCAAGATAGACTTTGCCTAGATACATGCACATAGAAGCATTCTTAGGCATATGTGAAAACTGATACCTGCGAATAGAACATTTTCCGGATTCAGTAAACCTTTTATATGTCTCAGAAAAATTAACACCATTTATTCCAATGTTTGAAATATTGCATGATTCGTTTGCAAATAAACCAACGCCTCCTTAGCTGCCATTAACATGATCTGATGTTGATATTGTTAAACCTGAGGACTTGGGCGTAGATATTTCCCCACGACTCAAAACACTCAAAGTCGAAGAGCCTCCTAAGCGCTCTGCTGGCGTAATGGTTGC